GTGGTATTGTGGTAAGGTATATTGGTTATTAGATAGGAGGCGACAATGGTAGAGGGTTTTCGCAAATCTATGAGTCAGTTTGGTGAGAAGAAGGTATCCGANCTTCGTGATTTGGAGCCGGACGAGGATCTTTTGAAGCGTGGGGATATATGGGATTCCGGTACGTCGCTGTCGTTGCGTCGTGACATAGCCTTTGCTGCTGTTCTGCGAACGGTAGGTGAGGATTGGGGTGTTATAGCCCGGGTATTGGGGTATGATTCGGGTTTGGAAGTCAGGGCGGCAGTGATAGACGGTCATGCAGGTGAGTGGGATAAGGTTACTACGGAGGCTCATAGTGCTGTTATCCGTCGGAAGTTGCCGAAGGAAGCGCTTCAGGGCTTGCTGAAGGCTATTAGGGTGTTTACTGACGAAGAGTATGGTCATGGCAATTTGGACCGTGTGGGGTATAAAGACGCCGGGGACTTGATGGTGAAGGCTTCTAATGCTGCGGCGAGGATAATGAAGGAGATGCAGGATGGTGGGGGTGGAGATGACGCAGAAGATGACGTGCTCGACAACAATATAAGCAACATAACCAAAGAGTTAGAGAAGATGAAAGAGTAATGGGGCGTCAGCGCGCATTGACCGGCTGTGGTTACATGGCCTATAACGGTGAATAAACACCGGGCGCCCCCCTAACTTTTTATCAAAGGCTATCAAAGGATATCAAAGCATGGATTTACAAGCACCCACAGATAAGCAAAAGAACCTTGAGTACCGCCTGAAGGTGCTCCAGAGGGGAAAGGAAGACGATGGGTTTGCCCGGGCAGTGCGTCAGATGCTGGCCGAATGCACGCCGGAGACGATAAGGTGGTGGCTCACCACGTTTTGCTGGATATATGACCCTATGCGCATGAAGGGTATGGTGCTGCCTTTTATTGTGTGGGACTTTCAGTTTACCGATATTATCCCCCCCAGGTAAAGCATATTAACATCGGTGAGGACATTCTGTTTAAGAAATCGCGTAAGATGGGATTTACGTGGACTACTATCGGGCTTTTGTGTAATTACTTCCTCTTTCACCCCGAACCATTTTCTTCGATGCTTATCAGTCGTAACGAGAATCTCGTGGAAGACCCCGGTGATCCGGACGCTCTGTTCTGGAAATTCGATTATCTGATTAAAAGACAACCGCTGTGGCTGGTGCCCGGCCGGGATACAATACTTAGCAAGGGTAAACGTAAGCTGCACCGGGAGAACAGCAGGAACGGTGCTGTGACCGATGGCGAGGCTACTACGCAGCACATGTCCGCCGGAGGACGCCGGAACGTGATAATGATGGACGAGTTTGCCCGTGTCGAGCGAGGTGTTGACAGTGCAGCACTAAACGCTACACGGGATGCTACGCCCTGCCGGATATTCGGGTCTACTACTGAAGGCCGGGGAACAGAGTTCTACAAAATAGAGCAGTCAGGGACAACGGCGTGCATCTATACTCACTGGTCAAAACACCCCGAACACTCTAAGGGTTTGTATAAGGTAAGACCGGACGGGACGATAGAACATCTTGATAACTTTGAGGGAAAGGTAAAACTATACCGGGGAGCCAAGGAGAAGGAAAGCGGGGAGAAAGAAGAGGTTACAGAGGAGTTTTATTACCCCGATGATTACCCGTTCAGATCAGCGGTAAATGATCCTGTCATAGAACGCCAGTATCGCCTCAGAAGCCCGTGGTTTGACAGCCAGTGTAATAGGCGGCCAAGTGTGCAGGAGGTAGCCAGGGCGCTGGAAATGGACGATGGTAAGGCCGGCGAGGGCTTTTTCGATGAGATGGTGCTTGACCGGGTAAAAGAAAATCATGCCGAGCCCCCCAAGCATGTAGGGTATGTTCAGCATTCTTATAACTATGTTACCGAAACAGTTGAAGTAGGGGAAGGGTTTGTCGAGAACCACGAGAGGGGTGATCTTATGCTGTGGTGTGAGCTCATGCCTGACGGCAGGCCCCCACAGCTGGCTAAGTATGTATTGGGATGCGATATATCGAGGGGGACGGGTGCAAGTAACTCTACAGTAGCTATATACAATGCCGTAACAAAACAGCAGGTCGGTGAGGTGGCCACCCCCCACATGAACGAGCAGGACTTTGCACAATACGTGGTAGCTATTGCCAAGTGGTTTGGTGGGATTACTAACCCAGTGATTAACTGGGAAGTCAACGGGCCAGGGAATAACTTCGGGCCGGAGCTGAAGAAGCTGGGATGGTATCATATACACAGGGGGGCGAGAACTGGGCAGAAGAAGCAGGTAGAGGGGTGGCACGCAAATACTGCAAGCCAGCCCAGAGAGTTCAGTCAACTGCGTTCTGCACTCGCACGTGGCGAAATACTGCCCAAGAGTAAGATGTTCTTAGACGAGTGTGGGGAATACGTCACAGATAACGTGGGTAGGCTTATTATTTCAAAGGTGGCCGAGGTCTCAAGCGGTGCACGAGAATCACACGGTGACAGAGTAACAGGGCATGTATGTGCGATGCTGGCAATGGAAGGAATAGACACTACTATCAACCCTGTTATGGCGGCAAACCCACCGGAAGGCTCGATAGCATGGCTGGAACAACGCGAAAAAAGAATGGAAAAACAAAACGACCCCTGGGAACCTATCTATGGATAGTAAGTCCTTGTATAACATGAAGAGAACTCCACGACGTCAAGCTATCTCCGGTTTTGGAATTACCATTAAGTCAATAGGAGAAAAATAATATAGCCTAAGTTGTTGTTCAGCAACAAGAGAATTACATGACGTCATGGTGACGGCAAGCTATCGAGAAGGAAGATAGCACGAAATAGTAGTTAATTGACACGATTCGTAAGTCGTTGTATAACAAAGGGAGACATTGGTTGACGTCAACATGACGCCCCAGAGGCAGAGGCAGAGACAGAGACAGAGACAGATATATGCTCATTTTTGCCCTTCCCAAAGAAGGGACTTGACAAGCAGTATGAATATCCGGTATAGTTAACAACAGGAACATTCTTAATTCTAATTGGGGAACAATGCGATGGAAACCTTGATTGAATGGCTCACCGAAAACTGGGGCACCATAGCACAGGTGGTTGCCTACCTTATTGCAATCGCGGCGGTGATAGCAAAGGCCACGCCAAACCAAACCGATAACAAAATCGTGTATTACATCTTGCATATTGCCGATCTCGTCGGTTTTAATACAGAACCGACAGTGCTAAAAGATATGAAAAACATACTCTGATGAGCAGGGCAAATCATAAAATCTTGAAACACCTTACTTCCAATACGGGGGAGAAAAATGTCAAAGCAGGTTGACTTTTCTGGTCAGGTTACAGTTGATGAAGATGACAAGGCTCTGCTAAGTGCTGTCACTACAGGCACAGAAAGGAGCAAATTGAGAATTATGAATACCGATGACACCAACGGGGCGATTATAAAAATATCCGGTATTGATGTTTTTGAAGCGCAGCCCGGTTGTGACATAGTTCTCAGTGGGTTGTCGTTCCGCGGTGCGGTAACTGCCGATAGAGAAGGTTCAACAACGGTTTCGGATATCTTTGTATCTGCATGGTAAAACAATGGAAGAAGCTCAATATAACCAGAAGTTTGTAGAAGAGCTACATAGCCAGGTAAACCAAAGCGATAGCCAGATAGATAGCTTCCTTGACGCAAGAAAGGAGCTTATAAATCGCTATGTGGGGGATTATTACGGCGAGCACTACAAAGAGGGGATAGGTAAAAAGAACCCCTTGAACATGGTGCAGATGACCGCTAACATCTATATCCCGTTGCTGGTTATGCATAACCCGCAGTATCGGGTCAGAACCAACAGCAAAGCCCACAAAAGCACGGCGTGGCTGGTTCAGGAGGATCTGAACGAGACAGCTAAAGACATAGACCTTCGAGAAAGCCTTGAGAAAGTTGCTTATGACAGCCTGTTCTTCATGGGGCTTGTGAAAACCGGATATGGACATGGCCCCGAAGTTCCCCTCAGTGAAATTGTAGGTGACATTCCTGTTCAAGGGGAGCAGGCAGAGCAAGTGCGGCAACTGCTGGATCAGCAAGTTGAAATACCACAGTTGTTTGTGAAAAACGTATCACCGGAAGATTACATCGTCGATCCTCATGCAAAAGAGATGAGCGAGATACAATTCGAGGGCGACAAATATACTGTCCCGCTTGCAGTAGCAAAGTCATGGTTCCCCGATAAAGATTTACAGGCCGATCCTGAAACGAAAGATGAGAAGGTAACTGCCAACCGAAGAGGGAGACAACCTGGGCGAAGTCGGCTGTTTGATACTATAAAGCTCGTGGATATCTGGATACCGATGGATCAGACAGTGGTTACGTTTGCCTATCATCAGACCGACAAAGGTATTTTGAGCGTGTCAGAATGGGATGGGCCGGAAACAGGGCCTTATCACAAACTCGGTTATTATACCGTTCCCGACCACATATTCCCCGCCCCGCCGGCCACATCGTGGATAGCCCTACATGATATGCTTAACGACCTCACGAGAAGCATACGAAGGAGAGTGCAAAATCAGAAGTCCATAGGTATTTACGGCAAAGATAACTCCGAAGACGCGCAGAACCTCCAGGATGCTAAAGATGGGGATATGGTTGGGTTGAATGCACCGGAACGTGTACAAGTGGTGGATTTTGGCACTCAGACAGCCCCACAGCAGAACGTGTTGAGTCACTTTATGCAAGTGTTCAGTCAGCAGTCAGGTAACACAGACTTGCTCGGTGGGATGCAGGCAGATGCCCGGACAGCTACCGAAGCCAGCATGCTGGGGCAGAATGCCGGACTTCGGATACAGTATCTTCAGAGCAAGGTAGAGAATTTTGCAAAGGAAGTTGGTAAAACAATAGCTGAATTGCGGTGGCATGACCCGTTTACCGAAAGAGAACTTATCAAGCCGATGGATTATCAGGGTGCACATATTGAACTTCCGGTTCGGTATTCTCCCGAAACAAAAGTTGGTTCGATTGATGATTACAACCTTGAGGTTGTTCCTTACAGTCTTCGAGGTAGAAACCCGCAGGAATACCAAAAAACTCTTATGTCTTGGTGGAATGGTGTAGTTTTGCCTACAGCCGAGGCAGCAATGCAACAGGGCGCGCAGCCTGACTTCGTGGCGTTTGCTAAGTTCATGGCAGAAGAGATGGGCGTTCAACAGCATGATTGGTTCTATCGCAAAGGACAGATTTCTCAGGCCCCAGAGCGAGCACCAAGTGGCAGAGGTGGTGGCGTGTCGCAACCGGAAGGGCCAGCGGGTATGCAGCGCAGGGTCGAACAGATGCAACAG